GTAGGGGCACTTGGTCAAACCTATGGCTTCGTTCGCCAGCCTGTCGGCGTGATCGTTTCCCACGGAGTGTGCGTCCTTCCTACCTGTGTGCGCGCGCACCAACAAGAGTTCGACGTTCGGGTGCGCCTTGTACAAGGCGTGCGCCTTTTTGACGAGATCTTTGTTTGGTATGTCTTTGGACCAGTGTTCGGCTGCGCACTTGTCTCCGTACGAGGTGGCGCACCGCACGGAGTACTGTGAATCGGAGACGACGGTCACGAGTTCACCGCGAGCAATCTCTTCCTTTAGTATCTCGTGGACCTCTATCAGGGCGCCAAGTTCTGCCGTGTTGTTCGACTGTTTCCCGACAACACGACGAGACACGTTCCGAGGATCGTCATCACCGAAGTAAATCCCTATTCCGGCCATGGCGTTCTCTTTACCGTTATGTATGCAAGATCCATCTGTGTATACGTAAATCATGGTGACTACTCATATATTGTGTTTTCTCTTTTAGACAAATTTATAAAACTGCACATTTCCCCTCCTGAATGGCACACCGTTGGGTGCGAAGAATTTTTTGTTCCCGTTGGCACTTAAAAACTGGTTCAAGATCATCTGCCCTCCACGGGGTGTGTTCAAATATCTCGCGAAATCGGTCACCTTCATGTACTTGTTCGGGCCATACTTCAACACCTTGTCACCTTTCTTGAATGCATTCAACGAGAACAAGTTCATGGCATTCGCGGGTAACGCTTTGTCTTCGTACGTGGGTGCAGTCTGGATGGAATTGAAGTTCAGTCGGCGACGCACCTGCTGCCTCTGGCGGTTGAGGCTCAAACGCCGGCGCATGGCATCTCTGGTTCGCGCGGCCGCATCCCTAATTCTCGAGGGTGACACGACGGCCATGGTTTGTTAATGTATGTGAACAAAAAAGTTCACATGCCACACTTGGAACAGTAACCTTCCGAACGGCCGAAGGCGAACTTTTCTTCACCACGCTGGGTGAGGAAGAGGTGGTCGTACATGTGTGCGAGGCCGAGGCCGATGCTCACGGCGAAGGCAAAGGTGGACATTCTGTTCTTCTTCGGGGCGTACAACAGGAAGAGGGTGATGAAGGCGACGATGAAACCGATCTGTGCGTTCGTCGGTCGAGGGATGGAGATGAACCTCTTCTCCAAGGTTTCCTTTCCTTCTTCGGGTTTCGGTGCAGTGTACATAGACTTTTTATATCCTGGCATGTTTGGTATGTAATTTGTTGATATTATTTTTTGTAAGTGAAATTCAAGATGCTTGTTTTGTGGGTCGCCTTCGCATGTGTGATGCGAGACTTCATGATTGATCCCATCGATCGTTTGTATTTTCAAAATCCTTGGCGACCCCTGGTGGGGATCAGGAACACGCTGATAGACATCTTGTTCGGTGACATAGGCGACGAGTACACCTACCGCCGATTGTGGATGGTGCACACAGAGTGGAACACGATCAGGAATGCCTTCGTCATTGGCGAGCCCATGGCCAAGAAGTGTTATTTCCACGACATGGACGAGTGGTTCGATCACTCTGAAAACTATTACTACTACAAGGTCGATGATTTCCCAGCCGTGAAAAACTTACTCGACGAAATACCATCGGTGGACACGAGCACGGCTGTGTTTTCTGTGATCGACGGGCCGATGACTATACCTGTTCACCGCGCGGAGAGTAATCTGCAGTTACGTTATCATCTCACGTTGGAAGGTGACGGTGATTGCATCCTCCACCTTGCAGATGGGCGATCACACAAACACGTGACTGGCGAACACATCTTGTTCGATCACTCCAAGTCACACAGCCTCGTCAAGTTTGGGACGGGTCGCCGGGTGGTTTTAATTTTGGACGTGAATAGATTTTAATCTCACACATGAGTAATAATGAGTGAGCCTCCACGCAAGAAGATGAAGATTGAAGAAAAATCTCTCAAGCGCAAGGCTTTGGGGTCGTTAGAACCGAACGCCTTACGTGTGAATAAGCGTGGTGGTAAAAGGTCTCCTCGCCCCGGTGGCCCTAAGAATTGGCACAAGACCATAACCAAGGTGAATGGTGTCGTTCGTTTCGGTGAGAGTACCATCGGCCGCGGTGGCACAGACAAACCCGCGGGCATGCAGTGTGTTCGTCTCACCAAGGATGAAATCATAAAGGTGATCAAAAAGAGCACGACACGGAATTTACCAGCCAACCTGGAAAAACTCTCTCGCAAGGAATTGTGTGATGTGGCATATGCATTAAAAAACTCCTAGGTTAGTACTAAGTAAATATGTTTACAATTGGAAAACTTTTCACCGCACCTCCAGTGAAGATTGAAACTAAAAAATCATCTTCCGAGCCGGTGGTCAGGACGTACAGTGAGTTTGTGAAACTTGTTCAAAAAAACAGGGTGTCGGAGGTGACATTCAACCCGAACTCATCCATCGCTGTTTTTTTGGACGGCAAAACTGGTGACACAGGCGTGGCCCAGGTGATGCCTAATCAGGATCTGTGGAAGCTCTTCAACGAGGCCGATGCGAACGTCACGATTGACATGAGTTCACCCAAAGCGGAGATGTCCATGTTGGACATGATCAGCACGACGTTCATGTTGGTGTTTTTGTTCATCGCCATTAGGACATTTCTTTTCGGGCCACTGGCCAATATCGGGAGTGGTGGTCCACTTTCCACTGGTAACAAAGAATTCGACGTGGAGGAAGAGATCAAGACCCGCTTCGAAGACGTCGAAGGGATCGATGCGGCCAAGGGTGAGCTCATGGAGATTGTGGATTTTCTTAAGCGCCCAGACGACTACGTGTCGGCGGGTGCTCGCATCCCCAAAGGGTGTTTACTCGTGGGCCCTCCTGGCACGGGGAAGACTTTACTCGCCAAGGCTATCGCCGGTGAGAGTGAGGTGCCTTTCATTTCCGTGTCAGGTAGTCAGTTCGTGGAAATGTTCGTCGGAATGGGTGCGAAGCGTGTCCGCGACTTGTTCGCTTTGGCCCGCGCGCAGCAGCCGTGCATTGTATTCATCGATGAGATAGATGCGATCGGGAAGGCTCGTGGGTCTTCCAGTTTCGCCACGAACGACGAGCGCGAGCAGACCATCAACCAACTTCTCACGGAGATGGATGGTTTCGAGGGGAGCGACGGTGTGGTTGTTTTGGCGGCCACGAACCGTGCGGACATCCTCGACGAGGCTCTGTTAAGGCCCGGGCGTTTCGACCGTAAGATCCAGGTCGCGCTCCCGAACAAGGATGGCCGGTTCCGAATTTTGAACGTGCATTCCAGAGGGAAGCAATTGGACACTAGTGTTGACTTGGAACAGTTGGCTCGCTCGACGACTGGTTTCAGTGGGGCTGATTTGCAAAACATCATGAATGAGGCGGCGATCGCGTCCGTCCGTGAGGGCCACGGATTGATCACGAATAAGATCATCGAAGACGTCTACCAGCGCGTGGTCGTCGGGGCTAAATCGGACACGATCATGAGTGTCGAAAAGCGTGATTTGGTGGCTTTTCACGAGGCTGGCCACGCCATCATGGGTGTGTTGGTCGGTGACTACGATGAAGTCCGGAAGGTGTCCATCATCCCGCGGGGTGATGCCGGTGGTGTGACTTTCTTTTCACCAAGAGAGGATGGCATCTTGAACACGAAGACGTACTACTTGAACCAGATCAAAGTATTATTGGGTGGCCGAGCAGCTGAGGAGTTGGTGTACGGGAAGGATAGGATCACCACCGGTGCGAGTGCGGACCTCCGTCAGGTGAATGCTTTGGCTCGCGAGATGGTCACGGCGTGGGGTTTCGGTGAGACCTACATCGGCGTGGACTATAAGGACATGAGTGTTTTCAGCGCTCGCCAGATCGATCGAGAGGTTGATAAGATTGTCACGGGGTGTTACGAAGAAGTTTTAAGTGTTTTGGAGGTGCACCGTTTAGAATTGGAAATTTTGAAACAAGAACTTGTCAGGGAAGAAATCGTGGAAGGTTCTTTTGTGTACGGGCTCATTATGAATAAAGACAAATTTTGCAATTTGACATAAAAACAAGGATCGTTGATAGGATAGAAATGACCACGCGTTCTTGTCAAACACCGAATTTGCTTGTTCGAAGAATTGATGACCGATCGACTATTCCTACTCGTGGTTCTAGTGACGCTGCTGGATACGATCTTTATTCTAGCGTTGACTTTACTATTCATCCTGGTCAGCGGCTACTGGTCTCTACAGGCATTGCGATCGAGGTCCCATGTGGAACCTATGGCCGCATCGCCCCACGAAGCGGATTGGCCGTCCGTCACGGGATCAACGTCGGAGCAGGCGTCGTCGACCGCGACTATCGAGGGGAAGTTAAGATCCTCCTCTTCAACCATGGCGAAGAGGTCTTCGAGGGAAAAGCCGGAGATCGCGTCGCTCAACTCGTCCTCGAGCAGTGTAAAACACCCGATGTCCAGGAGGTCTCAGAGAGAGCTTTGACGGACACCGAACGCGGTTCGTCCGGGTTTGGATCATCGGGTAAATAAAAAATAATTGCATGTAATAATGAGAATTTCACTTTTACCTGAAGCGATCGTCGTGGGTGTCATGAATGCATCTTTTTTCTACGCACTCACTCAATTGAAAATTAATTTGTCTACCCCGTGGATCATCTTCATAGTAGGTGCCCTCATCCACTTAACTTTCGAATTCGCGGGCCTGAATGAGTTGTGGTGTAGGCAGACGTACTCATTGTGAGTAAATTATTACAATATTAATCTTTTTTTGATTGAACAAAACTTACACTTGAAATATTCTATGAACTCACCGTTTCTTGACACCTTCCGTCCGTACTTCCTCCACACGTGTGTGCACACTTCTTCTCTCGCGACCATTTTACATGAAAAGTATGTGTTAGGGAAGTGTGCACTTAGGAGTGCGCCTTCACACGGCTTGTCTTCCGTGCACGTGCACTCTTCGGGTCTCCACCAAAAGGTCATGACGTGGCGCTGCAAAATGGAGAGGGGTGTGGCGATCAGCCACGTTGTGTGCCAGTTATGTTAGCGGTTTAATATAATGACATATCGTGGAATCCCGCAACCCAATATGCATACACCGGATTTATGACTTGGTCCACGTCCACCATGTGCGAGATTTGATTTTTATTTCCAAATCTTTTTTTTTACCGTGGAATGAATATTACATCTCCCTTTGTTAATTTGACATGCTTGAAATACGAACACCCACACGAATTGCAGCCAAAAGGTAATCTTTAACGCCATCGAAAAAAAAATTATTACATAGTAGGCATGTGGATATTTATTATTCTTCTCCTAATCTTACTCATCGCTAGAACATCCAGGAGATCATATTATAATAAAGGTTCCGTGAAATTGACGTGGACCAATGAAAAAGGAACAACAGACATCGTCGAAAAGTGGGTTCTCACTGTGGATGCGGATGGCCAAAATTTCAAAAAAGAAAACACCGTGGACGTCAGGGATGGTGATGTTGTCAACATGGAAATTTCCGATTTACCCTACGCTGGGCAGTACAACTACAACTTATCCTACAAAAGGTT